CAGGGCCGAGCCTGCCTCCGCGCGCCCGGTGATGAAGCACGCGACGGCGCCCGCGACGAGGAACAGCGGGACGAGGGCGTTGAGGGTCTTCGGGTTCATTCTGCGGGCTCCGGCTGGGGGTTGTCGCTGGTGCGCTCGATGCGCGTGAGGCGTCGGATGAGGTCGCCGATCACTCGCTCGGCGTGCTCGTGCTTCGACTCGCAGGCGACGACGCTCACGCGCAGGTCGCCGACCTGATCGCGGAGCGCCGCCACTTCCTCGCGGCACTCGCGGTGTTCGTCGGCACGCTCGCGGATGAGGTCCGCGGCAAGCTCGGTCCCCTTCGCGTCGTCGCGTCGGGACGCGCGGAACGCGTCGACGATCTTGGGGATGGTGACGTACAGCACCGCCGCGATGCCGCTGCCGCCGCCGACCGTCGAGATGAATTCGCGTGCGTCCATCAGCTCACCTCGCCTCGAATTTCACGTCGAAGAGATAGATCTCGACCGGGTTGCTCGCGCCGCCCGTGCCCGCGTAGATGTAGATCCCTACCTTGTTCGGATCGGCCGGCGTCCACTCGGAGTCCACCGCCGGGAAGCCCGAGAGCCCAGGAATCCCGGCGAAGAATCCGCTCGCGTCCACGCCGTTCGTGGCGCTGTTGAATGCGTACGACGGTGGGTCCGAGCCGTTGCTTGGAGTCCACGCGATGCCGAAGGTGAGCAGCCCGATCGCGCCGCTCGTCCACGAGTCGCCCGTGCCTGGGTTCGACCCGTTCGCGGCGGCGAAGATGGCGTTGGTCGTGTCGCTGTTGTCCGTGCCGATCGCGACCGACATGAGGAGCGGCGGCGACACGTCCTGCCCGCCGAACGCCAGTCCCGCGTACAGCGCGTCCCCTGCCGTGCGCACGGTGGGGATCACCCACGCGCGACCCGTCATCGACTGCATCGTCACGGGAGCCGTGAAGTAGCGGACGTAGTAGGCGTTTGCGGACGCCGCGGTCGCGGTGAACTTGAGCACCTTGCCGCTGCCGTTCGTCTGCACCGAGAGAGCGGGGGACGTGAAGCCGGACGTGATGGCCGCGTCGAACTGCGTGAGGTCGTCGCCGTTCCACTCGATGAGGGCGCCGGAGCCGCCGCCGCCTTCGACGGCTTCGAGGCGAGACTTGACGGTGCCGTCGCCGGAGTCCCAGCCGGTGCCGAGCAGCTCGCAGATCGCGACGACGGTGTCCATCGCCTCGTTGTGCTCGTCCGCGCTCGTGCTCGAGCCCGGCCGCGCGTTGCGGCGCCGGTTCGTCTTCTCGGCGCCGAGGCTGCCCTGCGTGCGCGTGGGGAGGTCTGTCGGGAAGGTCATCGTGTCCTCCTCAGAAGTTCCGGGGGCCGGGGTCGGTGAAGATGACGGTGAAGGCGCGCACGAAGTCGTTGTTCGTGGCGGCGTCGTTGCCCGCCTCGACTTCAAGCAGGTATCGTTCGCCGGACCGCGTGATGGTGATCGACTGCGTGCCGCTCAGGATGGTTTGGATGCCCGAGGTGCCGTCGTCGTAGACCTCGAAGAGCGTGGTCGGCGCGCCGGTGCCGGTGGCGTCGGTGACTCGCAGGTTGATGCGGTCGGCATTCGACGCTCGCGCGGCACCCGGAGTGACATTGACGCGGACCTCGGTGATGGTCGCGCCGGTCGGCACGTAGGCGCCGAGGTCGATGAACGCGGCCATGTTGTCCGTCTTCATCGTCGCGCCGGTCGACGTGATCGACATGGTGTTGTCGGTGCCGGTGACGAGCACGGACGCGGGAATCAGGATCGTACGTGAGGGGGGCGTGATGTACTCGACCTCGGCCGAGTCCGAGACGCGCACGCCCGAGTTCTGCAGCGTCTTGCCGCCGGTACCGTCGAAGCGCGCGATCGCGTTGTCGGTGGACGATGCCGCGCCGGTCGCCTTGTTGTCCTTCAGGTGCTCGGTGCGATTCGTGAGCGCCTGCAGCGCGGGCTCGACGGTGGACCCCTGGACGAGGTCGAGCGAGTCCTCGGGGCACGTCACCAGCGCCGTGAAGGTCGAAGATGCGGTGAGGTTCTTCATTGATCAGACTCCCTCGTCGTAGAGGATGGAAGCGCCCTCGCCCCAGACCGTGACGCCGTCGCCCCACTCGGTGCCGTCGCCCCACACCGCGCCGCCCCACGTCACGATGACGCGCAGCACGACGTGGCCTGCGGTCCACTCGCGGGGGATCGTCGTGTAGGCGAGGACGTCGTCGGCCGATAGCACGCCAGGGTCGGCGTCGAGCTCGTAGACGACGGTCATGCGAGCCCAGCGCGTGAGGTCGGCGTTGCTCGGGTGCGTGCTGCGCGTGATGGTCGCGAGGCCGTCGGCGTCGAGCACCGTCGGGTCGAGCGTCCAGCGGGTGCCGCTCGCGTACCGCAGCGAGACGCGCTTCGGCGACTCGGACCAAAACGCCTCGATCTGCCGCAACATCGCGATCGCGCCGCCGCGCTTTTGGTGGTCCGTCCACCATCGGCGCAGCCGGGCCGCGTAGACGTCGTCGCGCTCGTCGGGACCGCGCGAGATCCGCCGCTCGCGCCCGATGACCGGGAGCGCGTCCGAGGCGAGGTACGGGATCGGGAGCGGGAAGGGGTCGGTCCAGTCGCCCGGGAACCGCGCGCGGACGCCCTCGGCCGTGAAGTCGAGCAGTTCGTCGAGCACGTCGGCGAACGCGCCCACGATCGCGCCGCCGCGGGTGCGCCGCAGCCACGGAGGCGAGATGGCCTTGAGGGTGCCCGCGATCCGGCCGTCGATCTCCGTCATACGACCTCCCCGGTCACGAAGTGCACGGCCGTCGGCGTGATGGTGCCGAGCGTGGCGACCTCGTCGACGTCGAGAGCCACGTCGGCGGCCGGGAGCGTCGTCGTGAGCTTCACGAGCGACCGGGCCGGGAGCGCCTCGGCGATGGCGGCCTCGAGCGCGTCGACGTACAGGCGGCCGGCCGTCGGCGGGATGATCTCGCCGCCGATCGGGTGCGTCGCGAAGAACGTCTCGAGGGCAGTCTCGATGGCCTCTTCGACCTGCGTCGAAGTGAGGCCGAGCGTCGAGCGCACCCAGATCTCGTACGTGACCGGCACCGAGACGGTCGATACCGACGCGATGTTCGCCGTGACGCAGAGCGGGACCACGTTGCGCTGGATCGCGTCGTCCACGGCGCCGAGAGCGGTCGTCGTGTCGCCGACGGTGCCGAGCACGGCGCCCGAGGCCGTGGCGACGTACACGTCGACGTTGCCGTAGCCGTCGGGGATGACGCGCACCCGGGTCACGCCCGCGCTCGTCCCGTCATCCTTCGTCGCCGTGCGGGCGAAGTACGCGTAGGCGTCGGCCGGCCCGTTCGGCGAGAGCGCGCCGAGTTTCTCGCGGCACCGCAGGCGCAGCGTCGCGTCGTCCTCGGGGTCGGTGCCCGTGAACGCGTTCGCGTTCGTCGGGGTGACGCCGGTCAGGGACGTGACCATCTTGTCGATGTCGCCCGCTTCCGCGTTCGAGTCGGTCCCGATCTCGACCGCCTCGAAGGCGATCTCGACGCCCGTCGCGAGCGCGCCGATCGTGTACGCCTCGACGTTGCGGTACTCCTTGCCGTTCACGCTCGACGACACGATCAGGTCGCCCGCGACGCCCGAGTAGACCGCGCCCGAGGTGTTGTCGAAGGTGAGCACGCCCGACGCGAACGTGCCGAGGTCGCGCTCGACCCCGTAGACGTAGTGGGCCGTGCTCGTCAGCCACTCGCCCTCGGCGTACTCGAGGAAGCCCATCTTCGCGATCTGCGCCTGCATGCGCGAGAGCGCCGAGACGACCACCGCGACGCCCGCCACGATCGACCGCACGACCGCGCCCGACTTCCACGAGGTCGTGTTCACCCCGCGCGCGGCGAGCGCCTCGTAGATGGCCTCGCGGGCCTCGTCGGTCGTCATGGGCTCGAGCAGGACGTCGAGGGTGGTCATCGGGTGATCTCCTGCAGGACGACGCCGGCCGAGGTGACGGCGAGGGTCAAGGTGAAGACGTCGCGCTCGGACGAGGCCGGGATGATGCGGATCCGGACCGAAAGCGAGTCACGGGTCGGGACGACGATCACGGTCGCGCTCGCGACCCGGTCGTCCTTCTCGATCTCGTTGCGCACGGCGCCGGCGAGCGTGTTGACCTCGGCCGGGGTCGTGCCTCGATTCAGGTAGCCGACGAGGTCGAGCCCGTAGTCGGCGTCGTCGACGAGCCGGCCGCGCGGACAGTCGAGGCGACGGAGCACGGCCTGTCCGATCGCGTCGGTGCTCGTCGGGTCGACGTCCTGCATAGGCTCGCGCGCGTCGAGCGTCCAGGCGATGTCGGTGCCGTAGCCGAGCGCGCCCGTCGGCACGTCCCGTACGCGCACGAGCGTCGCGAGGCCCTCGTCGATGGCGGTGCGGAGGAGCTCGTTCACGTCGACCTCACGAGGGTGGAAGCGGTCGAGAGGACGCCCGCCGACGCGGTAGTCGCGGCGGTCTTGAGCGCGGCGCCGCCGTCGTTCGGGGCGACGGTCCAACCGGTGAGGACGTTCCAGATCCGGTCGATCTCGTCGTCGACCTTCGCCGCGAGCGCGACGTAGCTCGTCGGCGCGTTGCCGAGGTCGATGCGCGTCGGCGAGAAGCCCGCGCCGCCCTTGCCGACGAAAGACGTCACGACGGGCCGCGCGCGGTCGCCGTTGACGAAGCAGACGAGCACCTCGGCGCCGAGCGAGAGGGTCGCGTGCGCGCCGGCCAGGCCGGGCCACATGGGCGTCGGGCCGAGGTCGGGAAGGCCGAGCGTCCGGTCGATGGCCTGCAGCTCGACCCGGTCCGCCGCGAGCCGCGCCACGCGGTACGCGTAGACCCCGTGCAGGCGCCGGCCGGCCGCCGCCCCCACCACGGACCGCAGGGCGCCCTCGAGCCGCCCACGCGCGCCCACGGGGTCGCCCGTCCAGGCGACCAGGCGCACGGCCTCGGGGGTCACACGGATCTCGAGGTCGCGGACGGTCTGCGGGTCGTCCAGGCCGTCGGAGAGCACCGAGCCCGGGCCGATGGCCGACACGTCGTCGACCCCGAGGGTCACGAGGCGCGCGGCGGCGTCGTACTCGAGCACCTGGTACGACCCGGACCGGGCCGACGTCGACGGGCGGGTGCCGACCGTCGTCGTCCCGTCGTACTCGACCCACCACGAGGCCGAGCCGATGACGTCCTCGAGCACGCGCGCCGCCGGGCCCGCCTGCCGCACGTAGTACGACCCCAGAGAGGCCGCCGAAGGCGAGAAGCTGCCCAGGGTCTCACCCGAGAGCCGGGCGGCGTCCTGCGCCACGAGCAAGGCGCGCACGCCCTGATCGTTGACGTAGCTCTGCGCGCCGACGTGCTCGCCCCACCCGGCCGAGCCTGCGACGATGCGCGCCCGCAGCTCGGCGCCACGGGTGCCGGTGAATCGCTCGTCGAAGGTACCCCGCAGCGTCACGTCACCGACGACGAGTTCGACCGCTCCGAAGAGCACGGGCGCGTCGAGGAACACCACGTCGGCGAACCAGGCGCCCGACCACGGGACGTGGATCGTCGCGCTCGCGATCGGATTGCCGGCGACGTGGACGAAGCCGGTCATTGAGCGAGCTCCTGCACCTGGCGAGTCAGGCGCTCGATCTCCTGGTCGTACGGGTCCGGCGACGAGGGGCCGCCGTCCGCGCCGTCTGTCGTCGCGAGCATCGGCCGAGGCCGGCGGTGCTCGACGAGCTTGATCGACGCCGTCCACTCGCCGTCGCCGGTCTGCACCGGGGACGCGATCTCCTCGACGACGACCGCCGAGATCCCGAGCTGGTCCGTCTGCGGGTGCGAGAAGGTGAAGCCGCGAAGCCGGTCCTGCCGCGGGTTGAACCGGCGCAGCACGTCGACGAACGTCTGCCACGCGTCGAAGTGCGCCGGCTCGAAGAGCCGGACCTTCGCGGTGAACCGCGCGAGCTTCTGGCCCTTCACGACGGTCGTCGCGCCCATGAGCCCGAAGCCCTTGCGCTCGTCGATCGTGCGCGCGAGCGTCACGCCCTCGAGCTCGGCCACGCCGGGCGAGACCTGTCCGGCGATCGTGAAGGTGTCGACGGGAGCGCGGAGCGGGTCAAACACGCGCACCTCCCATCGTGAGCGCGAGGCCCTCGAGCACGCGCGCGAGCTCGTCGCGCAGGTTCTCGGCGATCTCGGCCGAGTTGCCGCCGTTGACGTGGACGTCGCCAATGGAGATCGACACCGCGCCGCGCGCGCCGCCGCCGCCGAGGGAGCCGGGGACGTCGACCATGTTGGCGACGCTCGCGTTCGCGCCCTCGGCGCCCGAGTCGACGCCCACGGAGACGCCCGCGGGGATCTGCCGGCCGAGCTGCGCGAACACGCGCGAGGGCGAGTGAATGTCGAGCACCTCGCGGAGGGTCGAGATCGCGCCGCGGCCGAGCTCGCGGACCGCTTCCTTCGCTCGCCCGATGCCGTTTCGGATGCCGTTGATCAGGCCGGTGACGAGCTGCCCGCCGATGTTCACGAAGCCGGCGGCGACGTCGCGCCCAGCGTTCCAGAGCGCGCGCATCGCGCGGACGGTCGCGTAGATCGCGACGCCGATGAACACGAACGGGGCCGTGAGCACGGCGATCGCGGACACGATGATCGCGATCCCAGCGAGCGCAGCGACGGCGAACGCACCGAAGGCGAGAGCGCCCGCGTAGAGCGCGACCTTCATCATGCTGATCCGCGACACGACCGTCCCGTCGAACGCGTTGCGGAAGAAGTTGCGGACGCGCAGGAGCACGATCGTCACCTGCAGCGCGGCGATGACGATGCCCTGGAAGAACCGCTTCACGATCGGCGTCCCCTCGCCCGCCGAGTCGATCAGGGGTTGGAAGAGGGCGGTGATGATGGCCTTGAGCGCGCGCCCGGTCGCCGTCGACTGCGAGAAGAAGCCGACGACCTCGCGGAACATGCCGAGCAGCGGTTCGAGGTTCAGGCCATCGAAGAGCGCGTCCCAGTTCTCTTTCAGCTTGGTCGTGAGGACGCCCAAGTCGAGCAGCTTGCGCGCCGCCACGCCGCCGAACCGGGCCTGCACGTCGTCGGCGAGCCGGTCGATCGACGCGCCCGAGCGCGAGGCGCCGACGGCCATCTGCGCGAACGCCGCGCCGGCATCGTCACCAAGCGCCGCCGCCTTCGTGGCCGCCGCGCGGAGGGCCGTCGTCAGGTTCGCGCCGCGCACGCCGCCGCGCTGCAGGATCTCGGCGAAGCGCGCGACCTGCTCGCGCGAGGTCGCCGTCGAGCCCGCGACCTGGTCGATCGCCCCCATGACCTCGCCAGACGACGCCCGCATGCCCATGAGGCCGCGACGCATGCGCGAGATCGCCTCGAAGTGGAGCTCCTGCGACCGCCGCGCGTTGCCGCTCTCGAGCCCGAAGGCGGCGAGCTTCGCGCCGGCCGCCAGAGCCGCCACGCCCACGGCCACGATGGCCGCCACGACGGCGAGGGCGCCCATCTTGACCGACCCGAACTGCCCCACGAGGCCCGAGAGCCCGCCGCCGACGCGCCCGAGGGGCCCCGGTAGCTTGCCCATGGTCTCGCCGAGCGACTTCGTCTTGTCGGCTGCCGCCTTCGCGCCCTTCGCGGTCGTCCCGAAGCGCCCGCCGAGCGTGACGAACTTCGACTCGGCCTCGGCGATCTTGTTCTTCTGCGCCTCGATGCGCCCCTGCAGCTCGCGGAACGCCTCGACGTTGACGGAGGTTCCCGACTGCATGCGCTTCATCGCGCTCTGCATCGCGGCGAGCTCCTGCGTGTCGCGCTTGATCGACCCGCGGAGCTTCTCGAGGGCCTCGGCGGCAGACGCGGCGGCGCCCGAGGTCTTGTCCTCGAGTACCACCGCGAATTTTGCCTGATCCTCCGCCACCGTTCACCCCTTGTCGCTGAAGACCTTCACCAGGATCTGCCGCAGGTTCCGAAGCTCGATCAGCCCCTCGGCCAGGTGCATCGCGCCTGCGTAGGCGCTCACGTACTCGTCCTCGTCCTCGACCTCGTGTCGGCCCATCGCTGCGAGCAGGGAGGCCGCGATCCGTCCGATGTCGGCGCGGCTCTCCCTGTGCAGCGTCAGGATTTTCCCTGGATCCTCTCGATGTCCGCGCCGGCCAGGCGCGCGACGGTGAGCGCCATCGCCTCGAGCGACGCCGGCTGGTCGTCGAGGATGGCGTTGAGCTCCGCGAGGGCCGGGTAGGCGAGGCACGAGCGCACGAGCGCATCGGCCGCGTCACGCGGGTCCTGCTTCGACGTCTGGAACCGCTTCCAGACGACCGGTGCCGGCTTGCGCACGGCGACCGAGCCGAGGCGGCAGACGACGACGTCGTAGTCGACGCCGCGCGACCCCTCGAGCTCGGCGAGCCGCGGGAGGTCCCGGGCCGCGTTCTGCTCGGCGAGGATGCGCGCGCGGATGTCCGCGACGCGATCCTGCTGCGCGACCACCTCGCGGGCGGCCTTGTTCGCGGCTTCGGCCGCGGCGAGTTGTGCTTCGAGCTGCTCGATGGTTTCCATGGTCTCTCCCCTGGTGCCGCGTCAGATCGCGGCGGTGTCGAAGAGCGTCTTGCCGTTGCGGCGAAGGCGCATCGCGTGGATCTCGATCTCGTCCTGCAGCGCGTCGGCGCTCTCCTCGTCGGAGCCCGAGACGCCGACGACGCGGCAGTCCTCGATCTCGACGGTGACGGTCTGCGACGCCTCGACGTACTGCACGACGATGTCGAAGCGGACGTCGCCGTAGCTCGACGGGTCGTCGCCGAGGCTCGCGAGGTACTCGAGGAAGCCGACGACGTCGGCCTTCGGGCCCTTGAGCTTCGGGTTCTCGACCGAGTACTTCCCGAGCGTGCGCCCGCGCGGCGCGTGGTGCCGGCCGGCGCCGTAGACGGTCGACCGCTCGCGCTTGTCGGCGTAGCTGATCGACGTGATCCAGTGCTGCGGGATGCCGTTGATGCGGCAGATGACCGAGCCCCAGCTCAGTACGTTCCCGTTGATTCGGACTTCGTTCGCCATGGTCGCTCCTTCAGGCCGCCGAGGTGACGAGGGCCGGGTTCGAGAAGCCGAGCTCGATGTCGATCGTCTCGGCGTAGCCGAGCGGGATGATCCGCGCGGTCACGGTGAGGGTCTTGGTCGAGAGGATGTTGTCGGTGCGCGAGAGCGCGACCGACCACCCCGACGCCTTCGGGCGCGCGCCGAGCACGGTGCGCAGCGCGGCCTCGGCGCCGGCCTCGATCTCCTTGGCGACGCTCTCGAGGATGTAGCCCGTCGTCCGGTTGACGAGGATCGGCGCGTTCAGGCGCCGCACGAAGTAGGCGTAGAGCGCCGTGTGCGCGAGGTTCATCACGCGACGGTGCGGCATGAGCTGGAAGTCGCTCGTCTCGCCCGAGAAGAGCCGCGGCCGGTTGACGTAGACGCCGTTCAGGCCCGGCCACGAGCGCAGCACGCAGAAGCGCAGGTCGTCGAGGCCCGGGTAGATCGACTCGTCGTGGCTCTGCGGGTTGCCGGCCGAGTCGGTGATCGTCGCGCTCGGGAAGGGCCCGAGGTTGACGTCGGCGATGTTGATCTCGTCGCTCACGCTCGCCTCGCGCGCGGCCACGAGGAACGACACCGGGCGCCGGTGGGAGCCGCCGTTCAGGCTCGACCGGAACCGCACGTCGCCCGCGCAGATGCAGCCGTAGGTCGTCTCGTACGCGCTGAACTCGGTCTCGAGCGCGGTCGAGTAGGTCGCCTCGTCCTCGGTCGTGAGGTCGTTCGACATGACGGGGACCGCGGTGTTCGCGACCCACATGCGCGGCTTGTGCGCCGCGCGGACCGTGTCCATGAACGCGTCGAGGTAGCCCGCGAGCGTCGTGTCGACCGGGCCGACGTAGTGCAAGACCGACCACGGCTGCGCCGAGTTGCCGAGCGCCGCGAGGTCGTCCTCGACGACCGTCGGGTCGGGCGAGGGCGCGTAGGCGGCGAAGGTGAGGTAGTCGCCGGCGACCAGCGTGCCGGCCGCGAGCGCGACCGTGATCCCGGTCGTGCCGACCACGAACTCGACGCCCGTGCCCAGCGCGAGCGTCTTGCCGTACGTGCGGCCGCCGTCGAGGCTGATGCGGTACGTGATGCCCGCCGACCCGCGCGTGCCGCCCGTGACGAAGTCGACGCGCACCTCGTAGGCGTTGTCGCTCGTAGAGCCCGCCTTGATGGTCGCGACGCTCGTGCCGGTGCCCACGAAGTTGACCGCGTCGAAGGGCGACGGGGCGCCCGGGAACGTCCCGTCGATCAGGTCGCTCGCCTTCACGCAGAGCACCGGGTTGCCGTACCGCTCGAGGTAGTGCGCTGCCGCCTCGACGAGCGGGCCGCCGCCGAGCGCGGCCTTGAGCGCCGTGACGGTGCCGAACGCCTGCGGGGTCGCGGCCGTGCCGGCCGTCGAGACGCCGTACAGGGCGAGCATGGTGGAGGTCGAGGGCGGCAGGACGCCGAGGGCGCCGTCGAGCTCGGTGATGTTGACGGAGGGCTGGGTCATGCGTTCCTCAGGGGGTGGCGGTGACGGTGAACGTGGGATCGGCCGTGCCCGTGCCGTCGTCCACGGCGTCGAGGCTCGGGGTGATGGATGCCTCGGTGTCCGCCGGGGCGGTCTCGAGCGGCGCGTCGGGGATCATCGACTGCACCTCGACGAGGGCGACGATCATCGCCCCGCGCCGGCGCAGGTTCTTCGAGGCGTCCCACTTCGACGACGCGATCGAGAAGGTCCCGTAGGCGGCGAGGTGCATCGCGCGGTACCACGCGTCGAACAGTTCGCGCGTCGCCTGGTACTGCGCGCGCTCGTTCTCGGGGTCGTTCGCGTCGTACGCCTCGACGAACACCGTCACGAGCTCGGCGAGCGTGCCGAGGGGGCGCGGGTTGCGGCCGGGGAAGCGGGCCGGGCCGACCGCGCCGACCGCGCCCGACGCGTCGCCAGGCTGCCACACGATGCGGCGAGGGCCCGGGCTCTGCTTCTGCGACTCGCGCCAGCCGAAACCGAACTCGCACACGGTGCCGTCCGCCGCGAACTGCGCGACGACGGCATCGTAGGCACGCGTGAGGGCGAGCTCGATCATGCGGTCGCCTCGCGGAAGGCGCGCAGGACGCGCTCGCGGATGCGCTCGGACCAGCGGGGCGGGATCTTGCCGCCGACCGGGATGACGCGACGGACGACCTCGCCGCGCGCGTAGCCGAGGTGGTGCAGCACGGGCACGCGCGACTTGATGCGCGTGATGATCGTCCGGCCGATCGCGCCGACCACCACGTCGCCCGGCTCGACGAACCGGAACGCGCCGTCGTCGCCCTTCTTCGGCTGCTTCGCCGGCCACGCCTTGCCGTACGGGTCGACCTTCGCGGCGATGGTCTTGCGCTGCTCGGTGTTGATGATGTCCGCGACGTCCTCGACGACGTCGTCGGCGACGTCGGCGACCTTGAAGCGGAACTGCGCGATCTTGTCCTCGAGCACCTGGAACGCGGCGGCGTTGACGTCAGCCATACGACCCCCCGCGGTTCTGGTCCTCGTTGCGGGCCGCGTCGGCCTGCACGTCGGTCCACACGTACGGGCTCGCCTGCGAGTGCGAGAGCGGGGCGCCCTTCGAGATCCCCGTCGCGGTCGTGTCCTCGCGGAGCGGCAGGTCGAAGAGGCCCGTCACCGAGTCGGCCGCTTCCTTGATCTCGGCGACCGCCGCGTCGGCGTCCGCCTTGATCTCGGCGAACTGCTCGTCGGACGGGCGCACGCCCATCTTCAGGTAGCAGCGCACGGTGACGAGGCGCGAGAGCCACCCCTGCACGGCCATCGGGTACGGGCTCGAGAAGGGCGCCGCGTACCGCTTGCGGAGCCGAGAGTCGATCTGCGTCGACCAATACGCGAGCTGCGAGTCGATCCAGCCGGGCGACGTCTGCTCCAAACCGTCGAGGTCGCTGCTCGGCATGAGCGAGAGCGACTTGAAGTTCTCGAAGGTGAGGTAGGAGGTCGTCATGCTGGATCGCTTCGCAGAGCGAGGCTCGAGTCAGCGGGGGAGGCATGGGGGAGAAGTCACGCCTCCCCCGCCGACTCAGAGGTGGGGGATCAGGCGGCCTTGCACTTGAAGATCAGGTACGGGTGGCCCGCGGCGACGGCGTTGCGGCCGTGGACGTGCCACTCGAACTCCTGCTTCCGGCCGAGCTCGGCCTGGTTCATGGGCCCGTAGGCGTCCATGTGGAACGCCTCGCGCTCCTGGTAGATGATCGGCCCGAGCTTCGACGACGCGGCCTGCTCGGCCACGATGAAGAAGGTCGTGTCGCTCTCGTAGCCCGCGAGCTCGTCGGCCTGGATCGGCTGCGCGAACCCGAGGGACTTGATGAGCATCTCGACGTCGGCGCCGCCGCCGCCCGAGGACGCCGCCTGCGCGATGGTCTTCGCGCTCGTGAGCTGCACGGCGCGCGGGAACATCCGCGGGCCGACGATCAGCTTCTTGACCCGCAGGAAGCGCGGGTCCTCGCCGTTCGGCATCTTGATCGACGCGATGTACGAGACGATCTTCGCCAGGTTCGCCAGCGCAACGTCGACCGTCACGCCGTCGTCGATCGGGCACGCACCGGGGTACGCGCCCGACGAGCCGCCGGTGAAGATGTTCTGGTAGGTGCCCGCCGCGACGTTCAGCGGGTTGACCGGGTGGTCACTCGCGAACAGGGCCTTGCCGTCGTAGCCCGTGTAGAGCGACGCCGTGTGGCCATTCTTCATGGCGTCGGCGACCTTCTTCTGCGGCCAGTACGCCATGTAGGCGCCGATGTCCGACGACCACTGCGCGGCGAGGTCGAGCCCGCCGCCGTCGGTGTCCTCGAGCTGCGCCTTCGTGAGCTTGAGGCCCGCGCCGGCGAACTTGTTCTCGACCTCGGTGTAGGTCGCGACGAGGTCGTCGAAGGAGAGGTTGCCCGCGGACGCGCCGAGGTCGCGGATCTGCGCCGTCGAGAGGAGCCAGGTGATCAGCTCCTTCCGACCGGTCGAGGTCCGCGTCTTGGCGACGTCCTGCCACCAGAGGTTCTGGGTGAGTCGAGCGTACTCGCGCTCGATCTCGATGTTCATGCGGTCCTCGAGCCCGAGGAGCAGCGTAGGTGTGAGAGCGCCCATGGTCGTGCGTTCCTTTCAGATCAGCCCGAGATCAGGGCGAGACGTACGCATTCGCGTACCACTTGGAGTTGAGGTAGGTCGCGACCACGAGGTGCCGCTTCGAAGCGGTGAGCGCGGTCGTGAGGTTCGCGGGGCCGGTGGCGTCGCGGTACTGGACCGTGTGGCCGTTCTTCGTGCCGTCGGCGACGAACTGAACCGTCGTGCCCTCGCGTGCGGTCGCGGGGAGCGTGACGGTCGAGACGCCCGAGGTGGTCGGCACGTCGTAGACGGTGCCGCTCTCCGGGTTGTCGCCGATGACGAGGTCGTTCGCAGCGAAGGCGCCAGGCGACCGCTCGGTGAGCAGCGTGCCGCTCTGCGAGAGCGGCTGCAGGAGCTCGACGGCGACGCCGCGCACCGAGTCGACCTTCCAGACGCGGCCGGCGATGGACGCGCCCGAGGTGGTCGGCGAGAGCGAAACGGTCTGGTCGTCGGCGACGTAGCAGACCTTCCCCTGATCCGCGGCGGCGATGCTCGAGCCGTTCGCGAGGTAGAGGATGTTGACCTCGCGCTCGAGCTTGACCGGGATCGCCTTGGCCGCGCTGGTCGCGTCGACCTTCGCCATGGCGGTGCCGATGACGAGCTCGTCCGACGCGCCGGTCGCCTCGACGACGTACGCGGTGCCGAGCTCGATCGCGACGAGTGCGCCCTTGTAGACGAGCTCGCCGGACTTCAGGGTGAAGGTCTGGTCGTTCCAGACCTCGCGGTTGAGGGCCTTGTCGGCAGAGAGGGCGGTCACTGGGCGCCTCCGGTGTGCTTGGCGGTGATGGCCTTGGCCTGCTCACGGGTGAGCGTGCCGAAGTAGGTGCGGAGCGGGTTGTCCTTGTCCTTGCGGACGGGGCTCTCGGCTTGCGCGCCACCGAAGGCGCGGTCGAGCTCGTCGTTGGGCACGAGCGCGGGCACGCCGTTCGACGGCCCCTGGCCCTCGCCACGGGTCGCGCTCACGGTCGCCGTCGCGGCCGGCTTCGCCGAGGCGCGCGGGATGGCGGCCAGGGCGGCCTCGAGCGCCGAGACGGGCACCGACGCGAGCGCCGTGCGCTGCGCCTCGGAGAGGTCCGGGCGGGTCGACATGAGCTGCCGCCGCTCGATGCGGTCGAGGCGGCTCAGGTCGGCCGCGCTCGCGGTCGCCGCGGGCTTGCCTTCGTCGCCGTCCGGCTCCTTGTGGGGCTCGTCGCCCTCGGCCTTCTTGCCCTCGTCCGGCGGGTCCTTCTTCTCGTCGCCGTCGGGCTCGCCGTCCATCGCGGCGAGGATGGCCTTCGCCTTCGCCTTGGCCTTGTCGTCCGACTTCTCGTCGTCGATCACGGCCTGGAGCGAGGCGCGGTACGCCTTCTCCGGGGTGGTGTCTTCTGCCATGGTGTCCTCGGTGGTGGTGGGGGTTTGCGCGGACGCCGCCGCGACATCCGCGCCCGACCGAACGAGCGCGAGAACTTGGTCGAGCGTCGCCACCGCATCGGCGAGGCCGAGGGCGACGGCCTGCGAGCCGTGCACGAGGCCGGCCTGCAGTGCGGAGAGCCGCTCGGTGGGCACGCCGCGGCGAGCTGAGACGTGCTCGAAGAACAGCGCCGCGAGGTCGTCGACGCGCGACTGCGCCGCCGCGACCGCCGCGTCCGTCGTCGGCGCGTGCGGGTTTCCGTCCGCCTTGCGCGCGCCGCTCGCGATGATCGTGAAGCCGAGCCCCATCGCGCGGTCCTGCACCGTCGCGTCGACGAGCGCGTCGATCACGCCGATGGACCCGACGATGCCCGTCGGCGGCACGTACACGCGCGAGGCGACGCACGCGAGCGCGTAGGCCGCCGAGGTCGCCTGCCCGTCGACGTAGGCCACGAGCAGCGCGCCGCGCGCATCGCACGCCGCGCGGATCTCGTCGGCCGTGTCGAAGCAGCCCGACACGAGCCCGCCGGGCGAGTCGATGGAGAGCACGATCTTCGTCGCGTTCGCCGCGAGCGCCTCGAGCACGCGCGACTTGATCGCGTCGTACGAGTCGGCGCACGGGTCCGGGTGGTGCATGAGCGGGCCCTGCACCTCGACGAGCGCGATGCCGCCTTCGAGGTACTGCACCTTCGGCGGCTCTGGCGGCTCGACGAGCAGCATGCCGAACGCGCGCGGGTGCAGCGCGAGCGGCTGGCCGTTCGACGTGAAGACGCGGGTCATGCCGCCACCGCCTTGCGAATGGGGACGACGTCGGCGACGGGCGCCGCCGCGGCCTGCTCGGCGCGCACGAGCGGCACGCCGAAGCGGGTGCAGAGCGCGTCAACGTCGACCGTGCGCCCGCTCGGGGCGAGCGCCTCGGTGAGCGCCTTGATCGCGCCGGCTGCCGACGTGAGGCTCGTCGCCTCGGCGGTCTTGTCCTTCGGCGGTGCGACGTCCCACTCGATCGTCGCGCCGTTCGCGAGCGCATCCTCGCCGAAGTGAGCGACGACGTACTGCGGGAGGATCTGCGTGTTGACCGTGTAGGCCAGCGCGTCGGCCGTCGCCTTGATCAGGTCCGCGCGGATGCTGCGGTGTACGTCGGCGTTCGCGAAGCCGGTGCCGCCGTCGGTCGTGACGGTCTGCCCGCAGACCGCGATTACGAACTCGTTGTTCTGATCGGCGATGGTCTTCTCAAAGCTCTCGTGCCCTCGGCCGTTGCTCTCGACGAGCTTGACGTCGTAGCCCGGCTTCATGCCGAAGACGGTGTTGACGCCCCACGCGAGCACCGAACGGAACCACGACTGCGCCTGCTCTTCGGTCGCGCCCTGCGGAGCGACGGCGACGCGCGCGGGGTTCGCGAGCTTGCCCTCCCAATTGTCCTTGTGGAGGTTCGCGTGCTCCTTGCGGATGTACGCGCGACCGAGCGCGCGCCAGAGGCCCGACTGCCACGGAGCGATGCGCCCGCCGGGCGTGTGCAGCACCCACCGGCCGTCACCCGGGACGATCGGAATCATCCCGGCGACGCTGCGGAAGTACCACCGGTTTTCGGACCAGACGTAAACCAGGAACTCGGGGTCGAGCCGCACGAGCACCGGGTAGTCGCGACCGTCGACCGGCACGAGCTCGGCCACGCCAACGCCGAGCGTCTCGCCGTCGCGCACGAGCATCGCCAGCTCGGACGCCGGGCACATTTCGTCGAACACCGAGCGGGCCTCGATGGTCGAGCCCTGCTCGAGCGACAAGATGATTTCGGGGTTGCCGTTGAACCGCTTCGGCAGCCGCACGAGGCCCGACGTGCGCGTCGACATCACGCCGGCGAGCACACCGTCGCGGAACGCCGCGCGCATGAGTTGCGCCGCGGACCGGATCTGCCCCTGGTCGGCCTGGATCTCGGCGGCCTCGAGGTCGGAGAGGTACCACCGCGTCGGCGTGACCGGGATCGGCTGTAGCTGCCCGCCGATGGCCTCGCGGATCGTCTCGACCTGCGGCGAGTCGAGACTCGTCGCGAGACGGGGCGCCGGCTGGTAGGCCGAGACACCGAGCAGGGCGCGGACGTGATCCGAGAGGGCCACGCTTCCACGGTGGGCGCTCGCAGGCTAGCCGTGTCTCACCTTCGGCTGTTGCCCCTTCGGGCAACGCTGCAACCCCCAGGAACCACACGGGATTTCGTACTCTCGCCAGAGAGCTTCCCGCGCCCGTTCGCCGGGGATCAGGCGGCCGGCACACCAGCTCTTGACCGTCGCGACGCTCACGCCGACCCGTGCGGCGACGTACTCGCGCCGCGTGTGCTGCAGGATGATCAGGAGCGAGCGGCGGCCGGGCGTCATTCGTCGTCGCGACTCCACGGCGTGCCGCCGATCTGGTCGGCGATGTTCGTCCACTTCGGAGGCTCTCCATCGTCCTCGAGCTCGTGGTAAAGGTACGTCGACGCCGTGTGGCCGATCTGCGCGGCACTCTCGTCGCCCACGATCGCGATGCGGTCGCCGCACCAACGGCCGCCGGGCATGAGCAGACGTCCGAGGGCCTCCATGGTTTTCGGATCGCGATCGGGATGCTTCTCGGTCTCGCCGAAGTCGTCCGGGTCGAACCACTCGCGCCGGTCCAGGTTCACGATTCGGAAATACTGGCTCACGGTCACCTCCACGTATCGCCCGCAGCATACGGGTCGAGTGCCCGCTCGGGCACGTACTCTTCGCGCGGGGCGCCGGCCTGCGCGCTCGGCGACACCTCGTCGCGGAGCGAGAGCGGCTCCCAGCACGCGAGCGAGAGCGCGTCGTATCGATCGGGCGATCGGCCGAGGGCCTTGCGGATGTCGTCCTTCGCGGTGAGCTTGACGCGCCCGTTCGCGGCCGTGCGCCACTCGAGCGCGTGCAGCTCGGCCGAAAGCTTCACGTCCTCGACGATGGCGCCACCGTCGCGGAACCACGCTTCGAGATTCGCCGCGAGCTCGTCGCGCATGCGGTCGTAGACCATCGGCTGCCGGACCGCGCGGTCAGACGAGCGCACGGCGACGAAGTCGAACGACTTCTCGCGCGCGTCGAGGTGGGCGCGGATCAGGCCGGCGAGCGACGAGCCGATCGCGCCTTCGCGGTCGAGCACGACGACCGGCGTCTCGCGCGGCAAGCGGTACCGGCCGATCAGGCCGAGGAGCTGCACGAGGTGGCCCTCGTCGGTGAGGCCGCGGTGCGGGAGCAGCGCGAGCAGCTTCAACCCGCGGCGCACGGCGAACATGGTCTCGTCGCCGGTGCCGCTCGCGCCGGCCGGGTCGAGGCCGATGTAGAGCCGGCCCGACTCGGGCGTCGTGTGCCACCGTTCCTCGGCCTGCTGGATCGCGTGGGCCGAGAAGATGCGGCCCTCTTCGGCGAGGGCGAACTCGCCGCTCACATGGATCTTGAAGAGCGCCGACTCGCGGCCCCACTCGATCTCGCGCTCGCGGATGTACTCGGCCGTCGCGAGGCCCGGGATCACGACCTTGCCCGCGCGCACGTTCGGCGAGTCCTCAGAGCTGATCGTGATCGTGTGGTAGCCGACGTCGCCGATCTGCGCCTTGCTCTTGCGCCCGAAGGCGTCGAAGAACTCGCCGACGTTCTGCGTCGGGTTGCCCGTCAAGAGCACCTTGCCTCCGCCGGCGCGGTTGCCGCTGATCGCGTCGAAGATGCCCTGCGCGATGCCGCTCGCCTCGTCGGCGATGAAGAGCTGGTTCGCGCCGCTGATGCCCTGGAAGGCTTCGGGCTCGCGCGCGGTCGCGCCCTTGATCATGCGGAAGTCGGGCGAGCGTAGGCCGGTGCTCGGCTTCACGCCGGGCTCTTCGGCGATGACCGCCGAGTGCGGACACGGACGCGGCACGCGCGTCTCGGCGGCCACACGCGAGAGGCCCGACGCGACCATCGCGTCGATCTCGAGCTTGCAGCGGACGCACCGGCCGCCGCGCATGCGCATCATGCAGAGCTCGCGCCAGAGGATGTCCTCGACCTGCCGCGCGGTCGTGCTCGTCATCGTGACGCGCGCGTCCTCGAAGCTGCAGTAGAACCAGAGCGCCGCGCCCGCGTCGAGGTGGCTCTTGCCGACGCGCCGGCCGCTCTTGACGGCGACGCGGTCGTGCTCGACGAGCGCCCGCAGCACGTCGGCCTCGCGCTCCCACGGCGTCACGCCGAGGACGTCCTCGAAGAAGCCGACCGGGTCGCGCTGGTAGCGCGTCGTCGGGAAGGCGAGCGCGCGCGACTCGGAGAGCATCGCGAGGATCGCATCGCGGAGCGACCCCGGCATCGTGACGAGCTCGGCCTTCGGCCGGCCCGGCTTCCTCGGCGCGACGACGGCGCTCACGCTTCCTCGATCTCGGCGAGGGCGAGGGCCACCGCCTCGGCCGCCGCGGGGAACGGCCGCAGCGCGTCGAGGATGGCCTGCACCATGCGCCGGTAGGTCGGGTGCTCGCGCACGATGCGCGCCTCGAGCAGCTCGCCCTTCTCCTCGAGCCGGGCCCGTAGCGCGAGCATCTTGCCGAGGTTGTCCATCGTCCCCTTGCGCTCGGTCGGCGAGAGCGACGTGTCGCGGGTCATGGGCTTGAGGACGTCGATCAGGTCGAGGACCTCCTGCAGCGCGGCGAGCCGCTCGCCCTTCGCCGGCGGCGCATCATGTCCGCGCTCCTGCGCCGGCTTCTCGGCCCCGAGCGGGGCTCGGTCCCACGCCTCGGGCGCGATGGCGTACAGG